GGCCGCGATCAGAGCGAAGAGCGTGTTTCGGTCGAGCTTCATCGTCATCCTCACAGAGACAGGCCAAAGAGGGCGGTGAGCGTTTCGATGCTGGCCGGCCGGCGGCCGCGGACCTCCGGCGGGGCCGGCGTCAGGAAGGCCCCGTTGTCGAGGTCGCGCCACCCGAATCCGGAGATCGAGCCGACTGCAAAGCTGTCCGGCTGGTTCCCCAGCATCCGATCGACCACCGACCGCCGCACCCAAAACGAGCCTTCCGGCATGTCCTCCGGCCAGCGCGGCCCGGAGATCCAGCGCGGCCCCCAGGAGTTGAGGCAGAGCAGGGCATCTTCCGGCGAGCCGTTCTTCGCGTAGCGGACGCCAACGAAACACATGCAGTGGGCCCACGAGCCGCTGGCAGCTGCGAAGCCATTCGCGTCACGGACGGACGCGAAGCCCTGCATGCTGCATACCGGCACCGGGAAGCCGGCCTCGATGGCGGCGGCAGCCTCCGCGAACGTCTTGACGAGCGCCACATGCGTGGCCGGATGTCGCTTCGCAAGCGTGTCGAGCTTGCCGGCGTCACCCTTTCCACCATTGCCGTAGGCCCCCCAGGACTTCGCGCGGTCCGCGGAGTAGACGCGGAGATCATGGCCGCCGACCTCAGACCGGTAGACCACGCCCCAGTCGCGGACCCAGCGGGCCGCGGCCGCGCCGTAGGATCCGTCGGAGTAGCCTCCGACCGGCGAGCTACCTTCGCCACTCTTGCCGCGGGCCTCGACGCGCGAGCCGCCGTAGATCGCTTCCGTGCTCGGGAACGGCGGCGGGTTTGCGAGTCGGCCCGTCTCCCAGTCCACGCACTGCGCGACGTACACACCGTGAGCCCATCCCCACGAGACACAGTCGCCGATGCCCTGTCGCTCGACCACCCACGGCCGGCCGTACAGGGCTTGGTGGGCCTTGTAGCCGGCCCGGTACAGGAACGTATCGACGCTCCGGGCCTCGCGAATCGTTTCGGCACCGGCGTCACGAAAGAGCGGCTGGGGCAGCTCCTCGAGGAACCGCTCGACACCCTCCGGATCTGGTGTCCACCCGGTCGGCTCGGAATCGCCGATCCACTCGACAGGCCTGGGGCTGCCGACGAGCTCGACGGCGACCACCGCGGCGGCCAGCCCGAGAAACCCGGCGAGGGCCAGCCAGCGGAACGTGTTGCGGCGGCTCATCGTGACGGACTCCGGATCGCGTCACCGGCCGCACGTTGCACATCGCGAAACGCGGCGACCCACGCCGACTTTTGCGCCGGCGTCAGCGGTCCGCCCGACGTGCCGGCGGTCCGGTCAAGGTAGGCCCGGATCTCGTCTCGAACCCGCGGGTGTCGAGCCCCGAGCGACTCTCCCTTCATCCGCATGTCGAACGCCCGGACCCGCAGCTCGTCGAATGCCACGCCGTTCTTGTAGAGCGGCTCCGCCTCCATCGCGTCCCATTCCAGCTCGTCGGCGATCTCGCCGAAGAGGGCCTCCATCCGGGCCGCGTCGGTCGAGGCGTCCGGCGTCGGGCTGAACTTGCCGGCCAGCGTGATCGGCGCATCCGGGGCCGGGCCGGGGGCTGGCGTCGGCTCCGTGCGGCCGCGTCCCGACCACACGAGCGCGAGGCCGGCGACGAGCGCCGCCCCGATCACGTGCCGCAGCTCGACGGCCGGCAGCTTGGCATGGGCCACCGCCACGAGCTGCTCCAGGCGGTCGCGGCCCAGGAACGCGTAGGCCGCGCCGGCAGCAAGGAGGAGCATGAAAACCGTGTCCATTTCAGCCTGCCTTCCTCACGAGCGGGAGGAGCTGCTCGATCGCCCCTGACGCGATCGCGATCACGAGCGACCGAACCGGCGAGCGGACCAGTAGCCAGAGCGGGTAGACAGCAGCCGGGACCGCCCGATCAGCCACGGCGTCGAACAGGCTCGCGACCGCCTCCAGCGTCAGGGCCTTTTTCTCGGCACCGGTGAGCAGCGTCACCGTGTCGATCGCCGCCACGACGAGCCGGAGGAGCGCGACAAGAAGCTCGCCGAACTCAGCCCACGTCAGGCCGTCGGCGGCCGCGCTCTTCGACGTGGCGATGAACGCGTGAATCTTGTCGAGCACACCGCTTACGTTGGCGGCGGCGGCCACGGGTGCGGCTGCGATCATGCGAGACTCCTCAACCAACGGCGATCCGCATCCGTGCGGCGGCGGCGGCGGCGGCCGCCCGGGCCCCCGCCAGCGTGGAAACCTTGACCGGCGACGGCGGCACGGCCGCTGGTTCTGTCGAGCGGCTCACGATCCCCTCCGGGTAGTCGTCGATCCACACGTCCACCTCGAGGCCGGCCGCGGCGGCCGCGGCCCGCTTCTGGGTGTTCTCGCCGCAGAGCAGCACCTGGGCGACGTCGAGATCGCCGAACGCCAGCCGCAGCTCTTCGCGGTTGGCCTCCGTGTCCTCGCGCCGCGAGATGCACACGATGAGATTGCCCCTGTTCGTCGCGTCCGAAATGAAGGACCGCCACAGGCCAGGGGCGGCCGTAAAGGTCCGGTCGTAGTCGATGGAGATCGTGAGCGGCTTCGGCTCGGCACGATGGACCACCATGCCCCGCACCGCACGCCACATCGGAAGCGAACGCGTTCCGATCGAGGACTGCGGATAGGCCGGGTAGGTCACGGCCGAAATGTCGTAGAGGCCGCTCGCCCGGAAGACCGTCCGGGTAATGTTTCCCTTTTCGTCTTCCGTCCAGGTCTCCCCGTCCGGCGCGGCCGTGAACGCGAAGCTGGCCCCGGTGATCGTGCGATCTTCCACCATGAGCGCCAGGTCGCGGCCGTGGGTGGTCTGAATCGGACGGTGGATGTACTCCAGACCCTTCATCGCCTTGCGGATCTCCAGGCGTCCGTTGGATGTCCGGCCGGTGATCAGGTGCGAGAGGTGATCGGTAAGAAAAGGGACGTCAAGTTTCCCGCGCGGGTCATTTGCCTTGCGGTCCACGAGGCCGTCGAACGCCGTCGCGGCGAACTTCTCACGGAAGCCTCCGAGATCGACTGAGTAGGAATCCCACGGTGGCGAGATGCCGGTGAGGACTGGCTGCTCACCGTCACGCGTCTCGACCTTGATCGCATCCGGATAGTCGGCGGTCAGTAGGTAGCGGCGTTCAATTTCCGACTGCATTGTTTGCTCCTCCGGTCGTGTCCAGTGCGAAAGGGTCTGCGGCCGGGGCCGGCTGGCTCTGCGCAGCGCCACCGGCGGCGGCCTGGGTCGCGGCCGCCCCGAGCGTCGAGAATCCGAGCTGGAGGAACGTCTCGTCTGCGGCCGGATCGTCGAGGAGGTCGAAGTCCTCGAGGTCGCGCACGTGGTTCGGCGAAATCGCCCCCATCGCGAAGAGCGACTTGTACAGGTTGGCCCGTGCCGTGGTGTCTCCGCGTAGGAGGCCGCGGTTGTCCAGCTTGACGTACACGTCCTCGCCGTAGACCGGCTGGAGCGCCATGTCGAAAGGCCCCTCCATCCGATGCTGCCACGGCAGCAGGCACCACACCTGCGCGGAGAGATGCTCCTGCTCGACGTTGGAGTAGCGGGCCATCTTCGCGTCCCCGAGCAACGTGCTCGGGACGCCCCAGTGACGGCACACGTCGGGCAGGATCGCGGCCCGCAGCTCCTGGTACTGGGACTGCTCCATCGTGTTCGACTGCATGGGGATCACGTCCACCTTGCTCGACACAACGCCAGGGGCCCCGCGGTTGTGGCCGCCGTACATCTGCCGAAACTGCTCCCGCAATTCCGCGATGGCCGGGTCGGAGATCTTCTCCGCCGTCTTGATCAGGAAGTCGGGCCGCGCGCCGTTCTTCCAGAACGCCGTGGCCGCGATGTCGAGCTGCCGGGCGAGCGAGATCGATGTCGCGCAGATCTCGCTCGGGGCCATGCCCCAGATGCCGTTCTCGCTCATCCACCGCCAGTGCAGCACCTCCTCCTGGCGGAGGTCGATCCACTTGTTGGACGCGTCCAGGAACTTGTACCGCATCGAGTAGTCTGCGAGCTGCTCGACGCGGACACGTGACGGGTGCATCGGGATCAGCTGGGCACAGAATCCGCCGTTCCGCATCGGGCTGTCTTCCGGCATCCACGGTCGAATACCGGGCAGGATGCGGGCGAATCCGTTGCCGTGGAGCGCTGTCCAGTAGGCCTGGAGCGTCATGAAGTCGAAGCGGCTCTGCCAGCCGTTCGGCCGCGACCGGAGCGTGTAGGAGCACGGCGGAGCAAACCGCTCCTTTCGGCCGTTCGGCAGTGTGCGGCCGATCTGAATCGGCATCACGCCAACGCCCTGCCCGATGAACCGGCACACGGAGAAGATGCTTGACACACGGACCGCCACCTCCGGCGTCACGTCGGACGGCGACAGGCGGCCCCACGGCGACGGCTCCAGGAGCGTCCCGAGCACGGAGATCATCCGCTCGTCTGCCGCCTTCTTCGGCCGCGCCGGGGCCCGCTTTGGCGAGCGTGCTTTTGCCTTCGGGGCGGGCATGGCGGTCCATCCGTGGGGCGGGCGCGTAGTGCGGCCGTGAGGCGTCCAGTGTCCAGACGCGGCCCCGATCCCTTGAACCAGCCCCCTACCAGAGCGAAACCATCCGGTAGTCATCCTCGCTTGGTGCCGTGAGCTGCTCGTCGCTCATGATCGCCATAGCGAACGCATCGACGGCTGCGCTAATGCCGTCGATCTTCTCCGTGCTCTTCGACTTGTCCGGCTTGATCATGCCGGTCGTGTCCTCGTAGACGACGCAGTGGTTCGCGTTGAAGAGCAGGATCGGCGAGCGGTAGCGGAAGCGGCCCTCCATCACGAGACCCTCGAGCATCTTGCTCGGGGAGTTGAGGGCCCGCGTGTTCTGCGCGACCCCCTTCACGTCGAGCCCCTCGCGCTGCAGAAACGTCGCCAGCGGGCCAACTTGCCACGGATCGCACCCGACGCGGACGATTTGGTGGGTCTTCCCAAATTCCAGAATGTCACGGGCCACGGTCTCGTGATCGAGCCGCGACCCCTGGGTGACGGTGAGCCAACCATCACGAACCCAGGTCGAATACGGGATGTTGTCGCGCCGTTCGCGGTCGCGGATCGTCTCCTCGGGAACCCAGTACCGCATCTCAC